ACCCGACACATATGGGAGCATCGCCTGCACCGCAGGCAACAACGTACCGGTGATGAATCCGATGATTGCGCTCACTACCGAGCCGACCACGCTGATGATGCTCTGGATGACCGGCATCAGCTGTTGGATGATGCCTGTGATGCCCGAGACCGCATCGGTTATGACTGGCACGAGCTGTTGGATGAGCGGCGTGATGGCGGTGACCAGCTGGCTAACGAAATCCATGACCTGCTGGATTACCGGGACGAGCGCGGAGGCGAGCTGGCTGATGACTTGGCCTATCATCGACACGATCTGCGAGGCGACCGGCAGCAGCGCGGCGATGATGTCCGCCAACGGTGGCAGCAGGCTGGACACGAGCTGGCCAATGAGCGGCATGAGCGAGCTGAGCGCGTTCATGAGCGGTTCGATGATCGTCGGGATGAGCGGTGCCAGCGACTGGAGTATGTCGCCGAACACTGGGATGAGCTCCGCGACAGAAGCGGTGATCACCGGCATGACCTGTTTGAACATGTCCTGCAGGCTTTTGCCGAACGCATCGAACGTCGGCTTCATTCCCGCGATCGTGTTCTTGAACAGGTTGAACGCGCCGGTGACCTGCGTGCCGAAGGCGTTGCGCAGTTCCGGCACCGTGGCGATGAGCGTGCCCAACGCTGCGACGACGATGCCGATGGGTCCGCCCAACGCGCTCAACGGGCCGGACAATCCGCCGAGCACCCCGCCGAGCAACGGAATCTTGGACAGCAATGGTGCGATGCCGCCTGCTCCGAGGGCCATGAATGCAGCTATCAGAGGGGCGATGGCGCTCTGCACGGGTTTGAATATCTCGCCGAGCCCGTTGAATACGCTGCCGATGGCGTTGATCGCGTTCTGGAACGGTTCAGGCAGGAGCGTCACCAGATCCGAGAACAGGCTCGGGATGGCTTTGACGACGCTCTGGGCGATGACCTTCACGCGGAGCAGGATGTTCTTCAACGCAGTGCCGATGGAGTCGGCGAGCTGCTGGCTGAGAGCGCCCATGTCGGCGTTCTCGTTGCCCAGTCCGGCGAGCCAGTTCTGCCATGCGGCCTTCATCGAGTTCACGGACCCCTCGATGGTGGTCGCCGCCTCCTTGGCGGTCGTGCCGCTGATGCCGAGGCTCTTCTGCACTCGGCTGATGGCCTCGGTCACGTCGGCGAACGAATCGATGGAAAGGTCGTTGCCTTCCTTCATCACGCCCGGCAGCTTGTTCGCGTCGGCGATGAGCCGCTGCATTTCCGTCTTGGTGCCGCCGTAGCCGAGCTTGAGGTTGTCCAGCATCGCGTAATTGCCGCGAGCAAGCGACTGATACGTCTGTTGGATGGTCTGGATGTCGGTGCCCATCTTGTTGGCGTTGTCCGACATGTCGATGATGGCCTGATTGCCCATCTCTGCGGCCTTGGCGGTGTCCCCGCCAAGCGAACTGACCAACGAGGCCGCGAAGCTCGTGACCTGGTTCATATAGTCGTTCGCGCCGACGCCGGCCGTCTTGTACGCTTCGGCCGCGTACTTCTGCACAGTGCCGGAAGCGCCCTTGAACAGGGTGTCGACGCCGCCGACCGCCTGCTCCCACGTGGCATACGCACCCAACGCCTGCTTGCCGGTGGCCACCAGCGTGCCGCCGATGGCTGCCACACCTGCTCCGATGGCGGCGACCGCTCCCGTGGCGAGGCCCTTGATATGGGCGACCGCGTTTTGGGCGAGGTTTTTGAACGAGTTGCCTGCGCTGGAGGCGAGGTTGCCGAGCGTGCTGCCGATTGCCCCGGCGGCGGTCTGTGCTCCGGCTGGGAGTTTGGACCATACGGCTCCGGCGGCGGTGGCGATGTTGCCGAAGTAGTTCTTGGCTACGTTGGCTACCGGTGCGAGTTTCTGCCCTACTTTTCCTGCGGCATCTCCGATGGCGGAGCCGATTTTGCCGCCGAATGAGCGGATGGATGCGGTCCAAGTAGCGACTGCCGTTTTGATGGTGTTGCCGGTTCTGCTTCCCCAGTCGCGAATCGGTTGCGTCCATGCGGTGATTGCCGCGCCGATTGGTTTGGCGATGCCTGACACGGTGGCTGCGATGCTGCCGCCCCAGCCTTTGAGGGTTTGCTGGGCGGCGCTGATGGCTCCCTTGAGTCCGGTTTGGATTTTCGCGCCGACCTGCACGGCGAAACCGCTCAATGAGGATACGGCCTTGTTCGCGAATCCGGCTATCTTGGAGCCGAGCGGTTTCCAAATGGCGTCTACGCCGAGCAGGCTACGCACGAGGCTGCCGAGCGCTCCAGAGAGTCCGGTGAAGGTGGATTGGCCCCGGCTGATGCTCGAGAATCCAGCCGAGAACGAGCTTGCCATCGTCTTCATGGAACCGGATACGGTGTTGGTGCCCTTGGCGAGTTCGTCCTCGGCGGCCTTGAGCGCCTTCTTCGCGTCCGCGAGCCGTTCGGCGGCGTCGTTGGAATTGTCGAGAGCGGTGGCCTGACGCAACTGGGCTTTTTCGAGATTGATGGAGGCGGTCTGCGCCTGAGTCGAATCCGACCCGTATCTGGCGATGGCCGAGTTGAGCCTCTCCTGCGCCTGCTGCACGTTGACCGTGGCCTGACGGTAGTTCAGGAGCGCGGCGCTGGCCTTGGAGGACGCCTGCGCCGCGTCACGCTTCAACGGTTTCAGCACATCGTCGGCGACGCCCCGGGCACTCGAACCGAATGCCTTTTTGAAGCTGCCGCCGAACGATTTGCCGATTTTCGAACCGTTGCCGAACGCCTGGGAGAAACGGTTGGAACCGGACTTGCCGGCCCCCCGCATCTCCTTGTCGACCGCGCTGCGGAAGCCCTTCATCGAGGGGAATATCGACACGTGGCCGGTTCCCACTTCCGATCCGAAAGCCATAAGGCGACTCCCCTCTTAGTTGATGGTTGTTTATCCGAAGAGCTTGCTCATATGCGTTTCGGCCTCGTGGATCTCCTCGGCGGTGGGCTCGTCCGTTTCGGGTTCGCCGTCCACGTCGCCGAGCAGCGTGGAAGCGCCGAGGAACTGCAATACGGTGATGTCGGTGGCGCTCATGGGGAACATGAGGCCGATGAGCGAGGCTCCCGTGTAGGAGGACGGGTCGCCGCACAGCGCCGTGTACAGGTCGATGGCGTCACGGTAGGGGAGACGCCGGCCGAGATCGTGTTCGATGCTCCACCCGAATCGGGCGAAGTCCGCTCGGACCTTTACTCCGTCATCGGAGTTGAGGATTCGGCAGAAGTCGGCGATTTTCCCAGTTCGACGCCCTGTGATTTGGCGAGCGTCTCCCCGTAGTCCTGGATGAGGTTGAACGCGACCTGCATGGGCTCCCTTTCGAGCTGCTTGGCCTGCTCGTCTCCGGCGAACACGGTGAGGATGCGTTTGACCTGGTCGAGGCTGTCGGTGTCGGTGGAAGCGCCGGACAGGGCCTCGAAGTCGGCGATGGAAAGATAGAGAGGCAGCTTGTAGACGGTGCCGCCGGGTGTCAGTGCCCAGTATTCGTTGTTCTTGATGATGTGGCGCACCTTGATCTGCTTGGCGACCTCGGCGAGGGCCTCGGCCTCCTTGGTCTCGTCCCAATCATCGAATTCAGCGATCGAGGGTGCCGTGTTCTGCTGCGTTGCCATGATGGTTTCTCCTGTCATACGTGTTTCTCCCGTCGTTGGTGTTGGGGCTCCCCGCATGCCGACAGGAGAGAGGTCATGCGGGGAAGAGTGCTGATGTCAGACCGCCGCGTAGGACTGCAGGTAGCGGCTGTTGCCGCCGTCTACGGCGGGATCGAGCTGCCATGTGGCGGTCAGCGAGAGGCCGGACACCTCGCCGCGCGTATCCTGCGCCGGCTCGTTGCCGGTGATCTGGATGACGCCGAGACGACGGCGTTTGCGGCCGGACTTGTAGATGGTCTCCTGATAGGCGAACCATTTGGTGTCCTGGATGATGTCCTTGACGTGGTAGACGCCGGTTTCATCGGGCTTTCCGATGGTCATGAGGCGGGTGAGGTCGTTGTCCTCGGCGGCGGTGAACGCGAGCGTCAGCGTCGGGTCGGCGTTGAGCGTGTAGCCCGGCTGGTGGAATTCGGTGGCGTCGTCGCCGTCGCGGGAGTCCTGCGGTGCTCCGTCGCTGGTGATGAGGCCAACTGTGGCGGAGGAGGAGCCGAACACGTCGCCGAGTTCGGTGATCGGGTCCGCCACGCTGGGCGCGATCTGCGAGGCGGTCAGCGTCTTGCCTGCCGCATAGGGGGCGACGATGATCTTCGACGTGAGTACGTTCTTGACGGCATTAAGGTCGTTGCCCTGGTTGTCTGCTGTCATTCCATTGTCCTTTCAAAATGAAAAGACCCCGCAACGCATGCAGGGTCTAGGAAAACGGTTAAGGGATTGGTTAGTGTTCGCCGACCGTCGAATATTCGACGATCAGGTAGTAGTGCGCGGTGTCGGAATCGTCGGACACCGGGTAGGGCCCGTTGCACGCGGAATCGTCCACGCTGATGACCGGCGAATCCTTGGCGAGGGCGATGGCGGGGTGTTCGGTGAGCGCCGCGTAGACGCGGCGGGCCAAATCCTTGCATGGCTTCTCGGCCTGTCGACTCCACCCGTACACGTTCACGCCGATGCTTCGGTCGAAATGGCCGAGCCCGTCAGCGTTGCCGCCATCGTCCCGGACGGTGACGAGCGGATACGCGCCCTGATAGTCGGGAGGCTTCTTGCTGCCCACCTGGAGCCCGTCCACATCGGTGATATGGGCGCGCAGGTACTCACAGAGGAAAGCCTCTATGTCGGGAGGCAGTATCAATGTCATAGCTTCACCGCCTTCAACGCCTTGCGAAGATTGCCGGTCTTGGACTCGACCAGCATGGTCTTCGCGTCGGTGCCGACCACCATGAAGGTGGTGCGGTGCGCGCGTTGGACGGCCTCGACCTGCAGGCCGTCGCGGTAGGCTCCTGTATCGACGGGCGCGTTGGCCTTGGCCACTCCGAGCGCCTTTTCGGCGGCTCCACGGGTCAGGGCCCTGACGCCGGCCGAGTTGAGGATCTGGTCGAAAAACGCGTCGTTGAACTTGATGCTGGTCTGTCCGCTTCCGGCCATCGGCTACCCCTTCCACTCGGTGAGCTGGACTTCCAATGTGGGCTGCCAGCCGGTAAAGGCGTTGGCATCGCGGCTGGGGAAGCCGCTGACCTCCCACATGCGGCCATCGGCCGGTTCGGGTCGGATACGGTCACCAAGCCGGATGTCCGCGTTCGGGTCGGCCACGGTGAGCACCGCAGTCGACGTGGTCTGCACGTCCAAAACGTCGGGCGTGCGAGTCGAACTGCTCGAAGCCAAAGCTCCTCGCACTTCCAATTCGACGGGTTTCGTCCAGTCCTCGGTGGTCTGCGCGGGATTGTACGGGTCGGCTTTACGTGAGGCGCGCAGCCGCACGAACCGTGTGGCCGCAGGCAGGCCGGAGGCGTTGATGTCATCGATGATGCTCACGGCAGCGCTCCTAGCTTGTACCGGTCGAGTTTCGCCAGCTCGTCGGCCATCAACGACACGTTGTAGGTGACGCTGCTGCCGTTGACCGACTGGGATTGGATGACGCCGGCGGAGGCCATGCTCGCACGCTTCGCGGCGTTGATGAGCACGCCCATCACGTCCGGCACCTCATCCGGCGTATAGCCGGCGTGGATGCGGTAGCGTATCGCGGCGACGCCGGCCGGGAATGCGCCGGTGGTGCATTCTACCAAACCCGTGGTGGGGTCGTAGGCGTAGTGCAGCCGGTTGCCGGCGCTGTCGGTCAGCTCGTCGACGGAGGTGACATGGCGTGCGGGGAGACGAATCACCTTGCCTCCCCGCGAATTGGCTACGCCCGACAGTTCGATGTTCGGCGTGATATGCCAGCCGCACGTGCGGCGGATGGCCGCCTGCGCCGCCTTCAGCCAGAACTCGCCGTCAGCGTCGAAGCCTGACGGGTCGGTGATGATGTCGGGAATGGTTTCATCGGCCATCGTTCGCCTCCAGTCGATTCACGTTAGGCCACGGTGAAGGCGTGCGACTTGTCGTCGGTGCCGACCCAAGTGCCGCCGGTGATGGCATTGTCGGAGTTCTTGGTCAGGGAAATCGACTTCACGCCCACGCCGGCGGCACCGGGAGCACCATTCTTGCCGGCTGGCCCCGGATCGCCATTGCCGCCTTTCGCGCCGGCCGGAATGCCAAGCGTGAGCACGCCATCCGCGAGCGTCGCGGTGGGAGCCGCGCCGGCGGCGAGGGCCACGGCCGTCACCGAGGTGATGGCCGCACCGTTCGCCTTGGTCAGGTCGATGGGATTGCCGGCGGCGTCGACCACGACCACCGGCTGCGGATACGTGCTGCCATCACCGGTATCGACCCCGGTCTGCAGCACCTTGGTTGCGTCACTCATCGGCGGTCACCTCACTTGGCCTTCTTGCCGAGGGCGACGGACACGAACGCCTTCGGGTACTTGACCTGCAGGCCGAGGCGTTCGCGCACGCGGAACGTGATGAGATCGTTCGTGAAATCATCGGAATGCGAGTTGGTGGACTCGGCGCGCAGACCGCCCTTACGGATGACCGCGCCGCCGAGCTTGAACGCGCCGACCAGAGCGGTGCCCTGGGCGATGGCCTCGGTGACCACGGTCTTGAGGCCCCACAGCGGCGGATCCTGCATGATGGTGCCGTTGCCGTACTGGCCGTTGAAGTAGCCGCCGCCGTAGTACTGGCCGTTCGCGTCCTTGGAGAGGCGAATGGCCTCGTAGTCGGCGGGGTTGATGACCAGCGCGTCCGCGCGGAAACCGGTGGCCAGCGCGATCTTGGTGCGGGCCTTGAAGATGCGGTCCGGGTCGGAGTCGGTGTCCTGCACCATCTTCTGGATGTCGCGGGAGAGCAGACCCTTGATGTTCGCATCGGAGCCGTTGCCGGACAGCAGCTGGGTCTCTTCCAGCAGCTGCAGGTTGTAGCGGGCGTGGTTGTTGATTTCGGAGACGATGTAGGAGAGGTCTTCGGCCATGTTGTCGGTGACCTTCCACCAGGCGGCGACCTCCTTGAGGCTGTCGGACTCCCAGCGGGGGGCCGGCAGATGGGTCTGCGGCTTGGCACCGCCCTCGCCCACGGTTCCAGCGCCGCCCTCGAGCGCGCCATAGACGGGGTATTCCACGGTGTTGGCGTTGCCGCTCAGGGTGACGGAGCCGAACAGGTCGGCGACCACGAGCGGACGCTCGTAAGGCCACACGCCGTTCATGTCGATCTGGGTGACGACCGGCTGGTATCCGGTGCCAGCCGTGCC